GTCTGTAATAGTGTATCCGTCAAAGTTAGAATCGAGTACCTCTTGGCAATACATCTGCCAGTCGAGGTCAGTGACATAACCGCCATCAGGCTTGTTACGTCCTAGTGTGAGGTGATGTAACATAGTTGTGGATTGTATTGTGTTTGTTGATAAGTGTACAAGTTAAAGAAGTCTTGTGGTAAGAATAACAGTAAACTTGTAAGTAATGATAGTATAAGCATTTGTCCTCCTAATTATATTATAGCAAAAATAAACCAACTTGTAAATATTATCTTAATAAAATGAAATAATATCTCCATGTGGTGTGTAGACTGTAACCTTAGTAGCATACTCGCCTAGTTCATAGTTAAGTAGTGCTGTAGCAATAGTCTGCTCATTAGTCATTGATAATACAGACTGGTCGAATACGTCCGAGAACTCTGCTTTGTTAAGTGATATACATATCTCGTTCTGTGTATCGTCCTCTGCCGACCTTGTATAATCGAGACCACAAGCGTCTACTAGCTCCTCGCAGTCTATGTCTATCTCTATGTAGACATCATACGTCCCTGACTTCTGTGCATCAATGCGATGCTGTGCTGAGTCTGTAATAGGTGTAAGTGTACCATTGGCTACGTCCCTGTCGATTGCGTCTTGTAATAGACTACCTTCTTGTTCTGTCATGATATGTGTCCTCGTAATGTCGTGTGTGTCACGGCGTTGTGATTGTGAAATGATTAAGTGTAAAATTGTCTTATATATTAATTATAGCATCTTAAAGTGAGTCTAACATGATATTTGAGTAATACCACATGATTCTAATAAGTCGCATAAGACTGATTGTGATAATGATTGTGAATCTCATAAGACTCACCATTAGTCTCAACCTACTTTCTTATGTGTCTTATTTGTATTACTATTAGATTTAATAAACTTACTTTTACGATTGTAATTAATTGTTGAATTGTATTGACTTAAACTAGGAGTTAAATCTAATTCTTCTAATTCTTTAATCGTATTATATAATGATCTGTAATACTCTGTACTATGTTTATAGAATTTAAATCTTTGATGGTTCATATTATTCTCCTTATATATTATTAATTATAGTGCTAACTCTAGTTGTGCAATGTGATTGACACCGTTAACATTTAGACCTAACATTTGTAAGTTAATAATATCTAGATCATTAAGTGTTTTCTTACCTGTGAGTCTAGAGAGTGCGTCAGCTTGGACTGGATCGTCAACATAATGTAATGATCTGCCGAATGCTGTCTTAATTGTAGTCTTGATGTTTGTCATTTGTTTCTCCTTTTGTCTTATACCTTTATTATAGCAATCTAAACTGAGACTGAATCAAGATTTGAGCTGTACCACACATCTTATTTGAGTCGCATTGATTGTGAATCTAGTGTGTATCAGACTAGACTGGAAACGATACCGCAACAGATAACGACACTAACTAATAATAATTACAGTATAATACTGATTAATTCTTGTAAGTAACTGGCTAAACTTGTTAATTATTAGTATTAACTGACCCGTTGGGGGGCTGTGCGTCCCGGCTACAACGCTAATAGGCTTGAGAAATTTATGTTATTTTTCGGTATGGTACTGTATTACCTTCGGTTGGGGGTGAGTGGTAGTATATTAAGAGTTATCAACTCATATGATAACCAGTAATAGGTTGAGGGAGATGTTAGTCTCCCTCTGGGGGTCGAGTCCACCCTTCTCGTCCCCTGTATACGTGAGGGATCGACTTATATCCACGTTTTGACGTTAGAATTACCCTCTAGACCCATTGCTTGGTCTCTTTGGTCCTTATTCATGCCTAATACAAGATGATTTGCTGATCTCTCTGGACATGTAAGGAAATCTTCTAATATACTCTCCCATTCTTCTCTTTTTCTAAGTTTTATTGCATCATGAGCACTAATCGACAACGCATCAGTAAAATACTTTACACCTTGTGCAAGTGTATCCAACCTATCGTCATGTTTGACTGCACCTTTCTCACGACACATCCGACTCATCTGGTAAAAGAGCATATAGAGGAGCCGACTCTCAGGTGCACTGTCTTTATTCGACCTATAGTCCCAGTCGATAACAGAACGATCAACAATAAGACGATGCTGGTTAAGGACAGGTTCAAGAGCGTCAATAATTCGGTCTTCTTTCCGAACATTGGCACGAACCTCCTCGATGTCGATATATTGATTTGTCTGTTGAATATGTTTCTTAAATAGTTCACTGACCATTCCATCTCCAAAGTTTGTCTCGATTACAAGTTTAGTGACGTTATACTTACGACATCCTCTTAATATGTCGAGTAGTGTCTTGTCGCTGTAACCGTCTTTGTAGGCTCTCATTTCGTGTAGATATAGAAAGCCATGGCGTTGACTAATATAGGCTGCTGCTGTCTCGTCTGAGCCCCTTCCAGAGGGGTCTACGCTGCATATGGTCTCATCGTATGGACCCCATTCTCCTTGCAGCTTCATAGGGCTGTAGAAGTAGTCTCCGGGCAGTCCTACAGTTGGTGCATCCTTTATAACATTTGCTGGATCTGAACACCAGACCACGTTATCAGGAGCAGTAGTAGGATTGACGCTAGTAACCACAAGGTCAGCCATCTTAAGAGGGAACTTGTCTGCATCACTTAAACTTGTGTCGAGTTGAAATTGAAGCATGTAGTTGCTCCGACCCATAGCTGCTTCTCTTTCTAGTAGGTCTTCTTCGCTAAATCTGTCTGGATCTGTTACATCCCACTCCTCTGCACCCATATCCAGATCTTCTTGTATCTGTGGTGCTAGGAGTCCTTCGTACTGTGTAAGCTTTTTACGTCTTGGGTATCTTGACGGCCAAACAAATGGTCGATAGCTCCGCTCTGCCAGCTTACGATAAATAGTAAAAGTAGTCTGAGGAGTCCCGAGATACATAATACGGCTATCGTCTTTCGGCGTAAGGATTGCTTCGGCTTCTGTGCAGAGTTGAAGTAGCTTTTCACGCATCAACTCCGTCATACTGTTGCCCGGTACTTCTACGTCGTCCAGAATCATCAGATCTGCACGACTTCCGGTAAGCTGCCCTGTAATACCCACACTCTTCACCGAAGGAGCTTGGTGTGGTGAGCAGTTTACGTCGAAGCTTATACGAGACCACCTTGAGTCGTCTGACTTGGGTCTTAAATAGTTTAACCATGGTGTCTCTATAATTAGTTTTTGTAAAAAGATAGACATGTTATCTGCACGTTCTTTTGACGCAGAGATAATCATGATCTTTCTTTCGTTGTCATTGAATAGTGTCCATAATACAAATGCACCTGTAATCCAGCTCTTACCTACACCACGGAACGCTTGGATCTGCAAACGCTTTGGTCCGTTCTGTAAGTAGTCTGCTATAGCATACTGTGCCCGGGTTGGACTAGGTAGACTCAGCTCTTCCCACAGTGCTTGTAGGAAAAGCTTAAAGTCACCTTTTAGATTATCAATTATTTCGTGTTCCGTCATCAGAGAATAGTAGTTCTAGTTGTTTGTCTATAGGCTGTAGTTTTACACGTTTATATGTGTATGTTTTCAAACCTTCTTTTTTTGCTGCTTCTACTGGAATCTCTAACGGTAGTTTTGTCTGTATAAGATCCATGTACTTATCTATATTCTGTTTATGCTGTTTAGTTGTGATACTAGGAGGTCTTTTACCAAATACACGCATAGACTCATTATAGTCTGCTATATTATGTAGTAAGTCAATGGCTTCGATTTCTTGGTCGTAGTCTAAATTATACTGTGCTACAGTGTTTAAAACCTCTTGTTCGTCAGCTAATGGTAAGTTTGCTTGTACTTCTTTTTTAATAATATCAACAATCGCTTCTACTGACTTAAGTCTAAACTTTGTTCCGGTAATTTTTAATTTTCCGGTTTCTGCCATTTCTGATAATAAGTTTGTAATAACTTGAGGATCAGTTTTCTTACCAAACAAAGCTCGTATTTGACCCATTGCTGCATCAATAATACGATCACCTTCGTTAACTATTTCTGCTAACTCTCTAGCTACTTCCATCCTACCTTCACGACTACCTGTAATTTTATACATTCTCTTATCAAACCAGCTAGACTTACCTTCTTCTACATCCTGTAAGCCTACCTCTTTATAATACTGATGATGTAAAATATCATGTGGCTCAGGAGGACGTCGAATGACTTTCTCAGTACCGTCAGGTAAAACTACTTTTTGATTAAAACCTTTAGTAACAACTTGAGTTAAGTTACTTTGTGGACCACCTAAACTATCAGGGTCAGTCACTGGTGAGCCGGGGTAGATATTATATTCATTAAATAAATTTGTAAGCTCTACCCACTCACTACCCGGTGTATCATCTAATGCAAGACCACGATATACAGGTGCAACTACCATAGCAGCAAACCTGTGATGTAAGTTTGGTTTAGATCCAGTCAGTTTCATGTACCCACCAAGCTCGTCAACAAAAGGAAGCTTAGTTTTCTCTCTTGTTCTTTCAAACGATGACTTAACTGTTTGACTTGGCTTAGTCTGTGCAAGCTGAGAAGTTAATCTTCTAGCTTCACCTTTTATATTCTTTTTAAGTAATCTATCATCAAAGATAAAGTTACCGTTTTCATCTTTCTGAAACTGAGCTTGGTTAAAATGTCTGTTTCTATAATCAGTAACTGACTCTTTTTTTCTGCTCTGTCCAAATGCTGGTAATCCTAGATCTATCATTAACGGATCACCTTTCTGTGTACCAATACGCTCTTCTGGTGGTATATAAACTGTAGGGTCGTTTCTACCACTACCGGGGTTCAGTGTACCTTTAGGTTCTGTACCTCTTAGTTTTAAATTAAGATACTCTTCTGCTTGTTTATAGCTAATCTTGTTTTTCTTAGCTATTCTGACTATATCTCTAACTTGCTGAGATGGCATGTTAAATACACCATCTACAGTTTGTTTTAGATTTATAGCGTTATCTTTATATAACTCGTCAGCACCCATACGAGCTTTCTTTATCTGTGTTCGTGTTCTCTCTTTAGCTATCTTAGGTATACCAGTAGCTAGTCCTAATATAGGTGATAACAACAGTGGTGCGTTAAATGCAGTCTCAGCTATCTGTAACTGTTTAGCAGCTTTTAGATTAGCTGGTATGTTTGCTTCATCTGCATAGAAGAATGGTTTGTTCTTGTTTTGCTTGCTAATAACAAGCCTACCCTTACCATAACCTTCTACTTCGATTTCTCTTTCTTTCTCGTCATTCTCCAGCATCTCTCCAAGTTCTACTGGAGTGTAAGGTAATTCCTCTAGTGGTATAGGCTTGATATATGACATTATTTTATGTGTGATAAGATTTTATGTTCTCGGTCTGTTTGACCAAATGTGGCTCTCATCCAGTCGAGCCATTCTCTACTACCTTTATCCTGATTGCATCGTCGACACGAGGGTACAACATTCGTCGTTGTATCTGTACCTCCCTTGCATTTGGGTCGTACATGGTCGATTGTAAGGTTGTGTAATTCATGAAATTCTCCGCAATAAACGCATTGACAATCGAAGTGCTCTTTGATAGCTCTTCTCCAGAGCCGTTTAGATTCTGAACTTGTCATGGTTATTAAATTGTGTAAATAGTAATCAGGGTTTGGTAGTAATGGTGTCATTAAGTTCTTGTTGCTCCGCCTCTGCCTCGGTTTGCTTTACGTGATTCTGCAACAATCTTTCCACCTTTATGTGACATATCTGTCTGTGGTCCGGGTTTGCGATCTCTACGTATCTTCATTAAGTCACGTCTGTATGCTTTCTTAGCTGGTGTGCTATTTATAGCTCTTTGATCTCGTCTATGCTTAAGTCGTGACGCTTTATTCTTTCTATAGAATCTTGCAGTCCTACCGGGATTCTTGCTGAGTTTAGGTCCTGTTCTTGCCATATAATCTAGATTTAACTAAAGATGGATCTACTTTTGGTATGACTGATGCTAACCTATCTAAGGGACTACCCTCAAGGGCAACACCTGTGATGTCGTTAGTTTTTAGCCAATCACATGCGGCTTTAAGATCTGCTGTCTTAGCTTCACCACATTTTATTAAACGTAAAAATTCTTGGGTGACAAGGTAATGCAGCTCATTAAAACTTTCTTCTGCCGCTTTCTTAGGTATTACCCTTGTGGTTTCGCTCATTCGATGTCTAGTCCTTTTTTAACTATTTGTAGTGCTTTGTCATCAAGCTCGTTATCTGTAGACTCTACTAGCTTTTCTAGCAGTTCAACTACAAACTTCTTAAACTTGTCACTTTTTAGTCCTGTTAGAACTAATGGTTTAATAAGTGCAAACATTATTCTTCTCCGGGTGTAGTAATTTCTTGTTTAACATAGCGTCCGTTCTCGTCTCGCTTTGCAGCCTTTTTCTTAACAGGCTTCTTTTTAGCAGCAGCTTCTGCCTGACGTGCAGCTTCAGCTCGCTGTGCTATAATTCTTGATAGTGTACTCATTAGAATAACTTAAATTTCTTTTCTTGTTTAGGTGGCTTGACTTTGACTATTGGTACTATATCCTGACACATCTTAGCGTTAGGTGTGTTAGGTCTATACATAAAACCTTTTCTCATTAAGTCAGCACATTTGTGTGCCCGAGTAATTTCATACTCGAGTTTCATTTTCTCTTCGTATCTCTTCGCCATCTCTTTACACTGTTTATACCCTGACTTATCTAGAGGAACCATAAAATTAATCTGGAACCCCCAGTTCTCTGCTAGTGTATAACTACTAGGCTGCATAAACTCGTCAAATGGCTTGCTGTGATTACCCATATAAAAAGGGCTAAACGTCATAGTAGATCCGTTACATTGTATGTTCGGACCATATATTTGACGTGATGACGCACCATTGTTCTGAAACTGTACAGCTTGGTTAGTTACGTTACCAGTAGCAGCAGCTACAGGATTACTGACATTTGTATCTTCAGCAAATACAGGTGTACTTATTGTGCAAAGATAGAGTAAGAGTTTGTAGTAGACTCTGTTTCTATTGTTCTGTCTATTGTTATTGTTTCTATTGTCCCTGCGTCTCTCGTTGTAATCTGTAGATCCCATTCTGTTGCACCTGTTACGACTGAATATGTGCCGTTTTCTGCACCAATCGTAGAGCTGGGTACAACGTTTGTACCAGACCAAGTTTTTACTTCTGCTCCGAGTACGTCGTGTACTATCTCTTCTGTTATAGTTTGGGATGTTGTCGTTGTTGACTGCATCGACCCTGTTGTAAACTGGGGCGTGACAGTGTTTGCTCTTGCTACTGCGGGTGACAACAGGCTTAAGAGTATTATCCATTTAGTCATGTCTTTGGTTTGTCTTTTGTTTCTTTTTTACCATTGCCTGTGGACAAGCCAAAAGTGGCGAGTGCTCCAGTAAATATTGAAGCCGGAAATGTTATATCTCCACCGGGACTCTTTTTAACCATGGGTAGTTCGACATAATTAAGGGTTATGATAAACCCAGACCAGATAACGACACCAAGACGAACCATCGCCCCCAGTACCACCATCTGTTCTTCATGATCGTCTATTCCTTCTTTGATTCTTTTGAAGAGCCCTTTTTGTTCGTCAGGTTTTTTCTCCATTTGGTGATTTTATCTTGTAGGAATTTCTGGACTTTTTTACGTATCCATTCGATTAATGGCTGTGTAAGCGTTGTTGCTGCTACAGCTGTAACCGCCGTTGTAGCTGCCACTACGACAACCTCAGTTGAAGGTCGAGGTACTGGCTGTTTGATAAACGGTATTTTGAGGGTAGGTGGTTCGGGTGGTTTTTCTTCTACAGTTTCGACTGGTTTCTCTTCCTGATCTCGTAAATCGCTAGGAGGAACTACCATAGGTGTATAATATGGTACGTCAGCTGTAGGTATAGGTATTTCGACAGTCTCTATCTTCTTGATATCAGGTAATACTATGGTGGGTAATTCCATTACGCAGCTTCTAACGCTGCAACTCTAGTCTCTAATGTTTCTCTTTTAGATATTTCTTCCTGTAATGCAGCAGTAAGTAAGGGTACAAGTTTTGCAGAATCCATGCTTTGATGTATTGGTTTGCCATCAGAATCGACAGCATCTTTAGTGCCTGATACTGCTTGTGGAACAACAGACATAACTTCATGTGCTAAAAACCCATCTACAGTTTCATCAGGTGTAACTTTAAAATTAAATTTTGATGGTTTTAATAATTTTAATCTGGAAATTCCATCAGAAATAGCAACTACATTTTCTTTTAGTCTGTAATCTGATGCAGAGCTATAAGAAACACTTGAAGTAGTACCAATAATCTGACCTATATCTGTTGAACCACTTACTAAAACCACGTGATTTACTGTACCTGTATTGTTAGTATCTCTGAGTTTTATTCCATTACGAGAATTTCCAGGAAATTCAACGGTTATGTTACCCTCACTAGTTCCACCAGTAGCACTAGTACATCCATGAAGCAGTCTTCCAATTGGATCTATACGCATACGTTCTGATATCGTACTTGGTGTTCCTGATTTAAATGTTAAAGCAGTTGCACCAGCAGTTGTATCGGTCATAACTGACGCTATTTCAGTAGCTACTCCAGATGCGTTTGAATCTCTTGTTTCAAACTCAATCTTACCGATTATTTGGTTGTCTTCAGCTGTAGTATCGTTATCAGTTAGACGTATTACTGAAACGCCATTACTTTCTAAATGGAGCAGTGCATCTGGACTTGTTGTACCTATACCTACGTTTCCATTTGCTTGTATAACAAAAGGAGTTAAAGTTTCAAAAGCTGAACCATTAAAGTTTTTAGTAGTAAATTTATAACCAGCAGCATAAGCACTACTACTACCAGAACCGAAGTTAGACTCTGAAGTAATCCTGTTAGAACTATTCTGAAATTCAATAAATGTTGTTCTATGATTATTGGCTTCATCTGAATTAAAGAATTTTAAATCACCATCACCTATCGTAAATTTATCTGACAATGAAGTTGCATTTATACCTACGTTCCCAGAAGAATCTATACGCATACGTTCACCCACACCTTCATCAAAAAAGATTAAGCTATTTGAACCATCAACAAATCCACCTGTACCTATATCAAAACCATTAGTACCATTAGTTAATCTAATACATGGTTGGCTATTGTTTATTTCAAAAACCCTATTTGGACTTGTTGTACCTATACCAACTTTCCCTGACGAATCTATACGCATTTTTTCACTACCACTCATTTTAAATGCTATGGTTTCGCCAGATATATCACTACCCTGATCGACATTAATTTCGAAAGCACCATTTGTAGTAAGAAGACTTGTCACATGAGTATTATCTTTAAGTGTTATACCTCCACCAGTATCTCCACTTTCAAATCTTGCTACTAAATTATCTGTAGCATGAAATACATGAAGTGTATCACTTGGACTACTAAGACCCACTCCCATTGCTGATCCATTCCAAGTTAAGCTTGACTCACCATTTAAAGTATTAGCAGTACCAGAGCCAGTAATGACTCTGTTATCTGCGTTGTTGTTTATAAGGGTTTCTATTCCCTCTTTTTGTACTTTTGTTAATGACATTTAGCCTCCGTATACAGACTTGCCTTTTGTGATGGCTGCATCTATGGCTGTAAAGTTTTCTGTTGTCCAGATGGAGGTGGTCTCATCTAGTTTTTTATAACCTTTGATTATCTCAAGGTGTTCAACGTTTCTTTTAATTTTGTCGTTGTATTCATCAGTAGTTTCATCTGATGTTTTAGCGGTGTCGATAACTGTTACGCTATCACCAGCAGCAGAAAAGATTGCTGCTACTTCATCTGTTGTTCTTTCTTCCATTTAATTGCCCTCCAAAGCTGTGACTTTTGCTGATAATTCTTGTATTGCTTTCACTAAAACAGGTATTAGATTACCTGGTGTGGCTTCTAACTTATCTGGATTATCTTCTAATACTAAATTTAAATATTTATTATTTTTTTGTGCTTCTTGTAGTTCCTGTGCGATAAACCCTGCTCTAATTTTTCCATCATTAGTATCGGGTGTCCTCCGTTGCCACTTAAACTTTACAGGATTAAGTTTATTGATAAAGTCTAACCCTGCTGGCAAAACTTCTATATCAGTCTTGTCTCTTGCATCAGATAAACTACTAATTGAGGTTGTATTACAACGTAAACTACTTATCTGAGAATTACCTATAGTTGCTGAAGTATTCGTAGTAGCACTTGCAGGTTCAGCATTGAAACCAATACAAATATTATTACTACCTGTTGTAATAGTGCTACCTGTACTTGATCCAATAGCTACATTTTCTATTCCAGTTGTGTTTGAAAATAAAGCGTCTCTCCCTACAGAAGTATTATTATCTCCTGTTGTGTTTGATCCTAAAGCTTCACGACCTACAGCAGTATTACCTCCTCCAGTTGTGTTTGCTGTTAAAGCTGATCTACCAACGGCAGTATTGTTGGCTCCAGTTGTGTTAAGTCCTAAAGCACCAGTTCCAACTCCTGTATTTTCACTTGCTGTTGTATTACTATCTAAGCAATAAGCACCAATAGCTAAGTTGTTAGCTCCAGTTGTGTTTGCTACTAAAGCATTACGACCTACAGCAGTATTGTTAGCCGCTGTTGTATTGGCCTTCAAAGCATTTTGCCCAACAGCAGTGTTTTGCGAACCTGTTGTAAGATTTTCTAATGCACCTTGACCAATTGCTACACATTCTTCAGCAGTTGTAGAATTTGTCATTGCAAAAGCACCCATAGCTACGTTTCTTGAGCCAGTTGTGCAAGCATCTAAAGTATTAGTTCCAACAGCAGAGTTATTTTCTCCAGTTGTGTTTGCGTTTAAAGCAGCATTACCTACAGCAGTGTTATAAGATGCAGTGGTATTATTAGTCAAAGTAAAAGAGCCACAGCCCACATTTAATGATCCAGTTGTATTGCTGGTCAATGATTGGTAGCCAATTCCAGTATTATTACTCGCATCAGTATTAGCATCTAAAGCAAAAGCACCCACAGCCACGTTCTGAGTTCCAGTTGTGTTTGCTAATAATGCTTGCGTACCAAATGCTGTGTTATTACTTGCGGTTGTGTTATTAGATAAGGTTGAATTACCAAACCCACAGTTATTAGAACCTGTTGTGTTTTTACCTAAATTATCTCTACCAAAAGCATTATTATTATTTCCTGTAGTGTTTGCATCAAGAGCAATAGAACCAACGGCAGTATTATCTGCTCCAGTTGTGTTTACTTTTAACGCTTCAAATCCTAAAGCAGTATTATTATTTGCTGTTGTGTTTGATTTTAATGCCGATCTACCAATTCCAGTGTTGCTTGCACCTGTTGTATTAGCTCCTAGAGAATTAAAACCAACTGCTGTATTGTCATTAGCGGTAGTATTAGCATCTAAGGCATTAGCTCCCACAGCTACGTTGGAAGCTCCAGTTGTGTTTACTCTTAAAGCATATCTACCAACAGCAGTGTTAAAACTTGCAGTTGTATTATCCTCTAAAGCATTAACACCTATGGATACATTAGACTCTCCAGTTGTGTTTGCCTCTAAAGCTTGAACTCCGATTGCAACATTCGCAGCACCAGTTGTGTTAGCTGCTAATGTATTTTGACCCACTGCGGTGTTTGAAGATCCAGAGGTCAATGCAGTTAAAGCTGTTTTACCAATCGCTGTATTATTTTGACCAGAAACAGAAGCATCTAAAGCACTCTCTCCAAGAACAGTGTTACCAGCAACAGAGTTTGCACCTTTACCTACTGTTACACTATTGATATTAAAATCTTCGTTATTAGAAATCTTTGCAGCAGTTACTTGGTCATCACCAATCTTAACTGTAGTAACTGATCCGTTTTGTAGGATTGCTGTTGTTACTGTGTTGTTACTTGGAGTACCAATGTTTACAGTACTACCTATGACTACAGCAAAGTAGTCTGACCCAGTAGCAGGGGCAGCAGCTAATTTAACTGTACTACCAGATAAAGCAAAACCTTCTGATGGTGTTGATGTGCCAGCGTTAGGTTTTTGTACTACACCATTAATACTAAGTATAATTTGTTCTGCACTGCTAGGTGCGTTAGTAATAGTAAAGTCTTGTACGCTTCCATTAAATGCAGGGCTAAGTGTAGAAATAAAGAAGTTACCTATACTTTGTGCTTCTTCCCATGCAGTATTAGTTGCATTATAAACTAATAGCTTTGATGTAGAAGTATTGAAGAATAAATCACCAGCGTCAAGAGCACTTGTAGGGTTAGTACCACCTACACGATAACGAGCATTAAAATCATTAATATCATCAGAAAGTTGTTTAATATCATCTTCTTTACCAAGTATTTTATGATAGTTGTAAATCTGTCCTGATCCTGTAGAGCTAACCATTAAACCAACACCAGCTACCAGAGTTTCACTGTTTAAACTTGAAGGAGCGTTGTTAATAGTAACAGTAGATCCACCTACAGTTCTGCCTGTAGTGCTTGTACCTGATCCGTTAAATACAACACCACCT